CAGTAATGGAACCAGTCCACCACCGACTCCAGGCGACTGGCCCAGCTGTGGCGGCGGATGATCTCAAGGATCTCCTCAGCCTCCATCTCGGCTCCCGAATTCAACGCCCTGCGGACGTTTTTCGTAAACCCGCCCTGACTGCGCGTCACTTTCAGCTGCGGCAGATCCTCCGGCAGGTTGGGGATGTCGGTGCTGATGATCGGGATCCCCAGCGTGGCGTACACCCAGCATTTCAGCGGGTTCATCGCCGCCGTGAGATTCGTTTTCAGGTGCGGGATGATCGCCACGTCAAACGTCGCCAGGTAGGCGCGCAGCTCGTCATAGGGGACCGGGCCCACGTAGCGAATGTTCCGCCGCTGTGGCAGCTGGGTGGCCACGTGCGTGCTGCCGATCAGAAGCACCAGGTCGTCAGGGTTTTTGGCTGCCACGTGTTCCACCAATGGCCAGTCCAGTTTCGACTCCAGGTTTCCGGCATAGCCGATGATCCCCCGGAAATTGCCGGGCGCTACCAATTGCTCCCGCAGGTCAGCCACCTCTGCCGCGTCCGGTGCGCCGGTGAAATCCACGCCATTGGCCACCACCTGCGCCTTCGTGGGGCTGAGTCTGCCGATGCTCTGCAGCGTGTGCCGGCAGTTGTAAATGCCCATGTCGGCCAGATCCAGGATGGCGCGGTAGTGCTCCGTAAGTTCTGTTTTCCGCTCGGCGGATGTGTTGGGCCATGCCCTGTGATCGTCTACCACGTCGGCGATCACGTAATCGGTGGGTAGGGCTGCGGCGATCCGCTCGGCGTGGCGGTAGTACGGATAGACCCAGAGGCCCACCTTGGCGCCGGGGAATCGCGCTAGGGACTGCTCCACCAGCCCTTGGCAGTACCGCTCAATGAAGTCGCCCTGTTCAGCCACGCTCAGCCCTGCAGGCATCACCGGCGTGCGGATGGCAAGTTTGCCTTTGTCCAGCAGCCCGACCTTTTTCCGCTGCGCGTAGCGATGCAACAGCCGGTGATGCCGGTTCTGGCTCTGTTCCAGCTTGCGCAGGTCCAGCGTGCTGACCGGTTTCTCCACCAACAGCACCTGGTCCACGTCATCGCGGCTGGCCAAATATTTCGCCACCATGTCCACCCTTCGGCCGAACACTCCAGCGTCGTTCTGTTTCCAGAGCATCAGGATGATCCGCCGGCCAGGTTCAGGCAGCCCGATCAATGATCTGGCGGCGTAACTGATCGCCCGGCGGCTGGGCTGGGACAGGAGGTGGCGCATGGTGGTAGCTCCAGAGGCATAGGACAGGTGCTGGTGCGCGAGGCGCTGATTCACCTCCCGATCGGCAGCGCTCAGTGGCTGCAGCTGGCGGATCGCGTCGGGCAGTTCGGCGGGCGACTCCACAAACGAAATCCCCCGAAACCCCCAGTCCGCCAGCATCTGCAGCGGCGGGGTAGGTGTGGCGATCAGCCTGATGCCGGCCGCCAGCGCGTCGCAGGCCTTGGCCGGCAGCTGATACCGGCTGGCCTCGCGGGACTGGTCTTGCAGCAGCACCGCCGCATCAGCCAGCGCGAGGCAGGCGGGCATAGCCGCGAATGCCACGCTGTCAATCATCGCGGCCTGATCGCCGGCTGCGCGGGTGATGTCGTTCACAATCCCTCGGTCGGGAATGCGGCCGATGAATGCCGCGCCAGCACCTGGCACCTGGGCCACGGCCTGGGCGATCACGTCAAGGCCCTTGTGCCGCTGCGGCGTGCCTAGGAACATCACCAGCGGGGTGCAGCGGCGGCGGATCTCCAGCAGCTCAGCGGGCGGATCAGCCTGCGGCGACTGGAACGCCTCCAGGTCGCGCAGGTGGGCGATGATCTCCCCGCCGTGCAGTGCCTGCAGCTCGGAGTTGCAGGTGATGATGTGATCAGCGGCCTCGGTGAGCTGCTGTGCCGCCAGCGTCCAGAACGGTGAGTAGGGGGCCTCGCCGAGCCGTTCGGGGAACTGCTGCTGCAGCGCCAGCGGCGAGAGCGGGGCATCGTTCGGATCGATGAACGCCAACTCGTGATCATCGATGTCAACGATCAGCCGGGCGCCGTTGCGCTCAGCGATGGCAATGCCCAGCAGCACTGACGGCAGCCGGGCTTTGCAGGCGATCACCACGTCTGCATCGGTGGCCGCGGCGACGCGGCGGCAGCGATTGATCAGCGCTGAGACGGTTTTGGGCTCAGGGATGACGGTGATCGGCTCACCTCGCAGTGGCGCCCACACCTCACGGCCTAGGTGGGAGAACCCGAAGGCGATCAGCTGGACCTCAGAGAATGCCAGCGCGGCGGCACGGGCGATCAGATGGGCCCGGCCGATGCAGTTGTGGTGGGCGTCCCACCCAATGACGATGCAGCGAGTCATGGCGTTGGGGTGGGTAGTGGCAGGGCGTGGGGGGGGAGCAGCCAGCCGCCGTAGACCATTGCTGGGTTGGCCATCTGCCAGTAGAACGGGCCGTCTGGTGGGCACCACCAGCATTCGCCATCAAGATCACGCCACCCTTTCTCGCGCTCCCAAGGCCGCTCCGCCACGGGCACCGGCTCGATGGTGGGGCGGCCCCAGCGGGCGAGAGCGGCGCGGATGAAAGCAGGCGCATCTTCAACAGCGATGCCAACACCTAAATCGCCGATCTCGCAAGTGTGCCTCCATGTCAGTTCTTCTATGGCCTCATCCGTCAGCACCTCAGACACCGGCTCGATAGCGGGGCGGCTTATGCGTTCTTGCACGAAAAAAGCACCACTCTTAAAGGCTCTGTATTCATCATCGGAGTCTGCATTTTTAAGGGCTTCCCGTTCAATCTCCTCATCAGTCACCCCCTCCGGCTCGGACTGGGCCAGGGCGGTGCGGGTCTGGGATACATGCTCGCGGCACTCCATCAGGGCGACGGGATCGCAGCAGTCATGATCAACGCAGTCAATCAGATAACAGACATCTTCAATTAGCTCCGCACACAACGCGCGGTAATCAGTGCTCATCGTTCATCTCCAGTGTGTGTGAATCCATCCAACCAGTCCGCCACCGAACTGGACCCGCCGTGGCGCTCCCGAAGGATTTGCCCCAGCTCACCGGCAACGCTGCGGGCGACGTTGGTGCATGTCTCGCACGGCTTAGAGCACCGCGCCGGCATGGGGCAGGCGGCCAGGGATAACCGGGTGGATGGTGTTGGTGGGCGCTGGGCCTGATCGCTGGTGACAGGCGCGGTGGCGATGCGGGCCATGGCCTGCAGGGTGGGGGTGGTGTAGGTGATCATCGGGAAGTGGGGTTGTGGATCCGGTCGTTCACGATCCGCCGCAGCAGATCGTTCATCCCCTCGCCAGGCCGGAGCTGGCGGCGGAGGGACTCAATCTCGGGGAGGGGGCTGCCGATCACTGCAGTTTGACCTCCAGCTGATCGATAGTGCCGTCGTTGATGATCACCCGATCGAACGTCACCCCAGGCAGTCCGGCCTCTGAGCGGTGGCCGCTGGCGTCCGCATAGCCAGGTCGCACCACAGACCACAGCTCGCCGCCAATCTCACGGATTACCGCTGCCTCGTTGGGCATGCGCACGTCATCAGCGACCACCTTGGGCAGCCGCAGGGCTTGCCGTTTCCACACCTCAACCCATAGATCAGGGTGGACGTGATCACGGCCCCATTCGGTGCCCAGGGTGCGCAGCAGGTGGCGCATTGTTGGAGCGCCAGGCAGCCGGTCGAGTGGTGTTTCCTTGTCGTGGAAGAGAATGCGGCGGGCATCAGCGCTGCTATAGCCAGCTGCGTCAAGAAGCTGTTGCAGCATCCACTTCATGGGATCAGCAAACGCCAGCCGCGTATAGCCATGGAGCAGCTGAGCGACGGTGGATTTGCCGCAACCTGGAGCTGGGTTCCACAGGCCGACGATAATTGGTGTGGTCATGATGTCAATTTCTGTTGTAAGCGTTCCATCATCACCCGCTTAAGCAGCTCGTTCATGCCCTCATCGGGCTTGAGCAGCGGCCGCAGCTTGGCCACTTCGGCGACGGTGAGCACAACCGTTAGGCGGCGGGTTTCCATTAGGCGGCCTCCAGGTCGAAGAGGGATGCAGCGCTGCCCTCGGCCTGCTCCAAAAACTTGGCAGCCTGGCGGGCGTACTCCGGCTTCAGCTCGATGCCAACGTACTTGCGGCCCATCTTCACGGACTGGTAGCCGGTGCTGCCGATGCCGTTAAACGGGTCCAGCACAACGTCGCCAGGGTTGCTGTAGAGGGTGATGCAGCGTTCGATCAAGTCCAACGGCATAGGGCAGATGTGCTTTTCGTCTTTGTCGCCTTTAAACCGGGAGTTGAGCACCTTGGTCTGCATCGTGTCCATCCACACTGGCGATGCCCACTGCTGCCACTGATCCAGCGAGAACTCATCACGGCTGTGAGTAACCGGCTCTCCGACATTCTTGCCCCGTGAATCCTTGCGCATCACCAAGATGTATTCAGGCATTCCCATGGCGCTCACCCGGCTGTTCTCGCGGATGTTCTTGTAAAGCAGTCGCTCATGCTTGGTTTTCTGCATCTCGCGCACTGGATCACGCCAGATTGTCACCCGTGCCCTCAGACAGAATCCAACCTCCCGGTAGTTTGCACTGGCGGCATCGCTGAACGGAAACAGTCCGCCCTCTCCTGTCTCTGATGAGTTTTGGTAGAAAACCGTATCCTTCACGTGATCACAGATCACGGCGCCAGGCTTCATCACGCGGAACAGCTCACGTGCCATCCACTGATGATGCTCCAAGAACTCGTCATGAGAGGCCGAGTTGCCCATGTCTCGCTCGGAGTCGCTGTAGATGTAGAGAGAGCTGAACGGCGATGAAAACACGGCGCAATCAACGCTCTCATCAGGCAGTCCCGAGAGAATCTCAACACAATCGGCGTTGTAAATGGCCCAGTTGTTGCCTTCGTGAGTCGGTTTCATTTCAGGAATGATGGAAGGATGATTGAAGTAGCCGATCCGTAGGCGCGTCGCAGTGTTGCCTCTTGCTGCATCGCCACCATTGAGCCGGCCATGGCGCGCTTCATGCGCAGGTGATCAGCAGCCTTGCGCTGGACGTTGTTCCAGATGCTGGTTTCCGTGTCGCTGATGATCACGTGGCAGGTGACGGGCTTGGCCTGCCCAAACCGCCATGCACGGCGCACGGCCTGGTAGTGCTGCTCATAGCTGTGGCTGACGCTGGCAAAGATCACGGTGTTGGCGTGCTGCCAGTTCAACCCCAGGCCGGCCAGCTTGGGCTTCGACACGATCACCCGGCGATCACCAAACGTGAACGCATCCAACGCGGCCACCTTCTCATCAAGGCTCATGGAGCCGTACACCTCGATCGCATCAGGGATGGATGCGGCCAGTGCCGATGATTCGTCGTTGGTTTCGCACCACACGATCACCGGCCCGGTTTCAGCGTTGGCGATTGCTGCAGCCTTGGCTACTCGATCTTCCATCGTGAGGCGTTTCTCACGGTGAATGGTGGTAGCGCTGCCATCGGGGATCCTGAACAGCAGCCCCTCGGGAACCTCTTGGGTTATGTCGGCGCTGATCGTGTGCAGTTCGTAGTTGAGCGGCGGTAGGATGAATCCGTCGTCATCGCCCCCAAGATCAGATGGGAGCGTGGCGGCCCTGGCCCAGCTGGCGACCCACCGCCAGAACGACTCCTGAGCGTGCCCCTTGAGGCGATAGCCGCCCATGGTGGTTTGATCGGAAATAAACCACCGGGACAGCATCTCTGGGCCTGGCATGACGCCCAGGAACTCGGCGTGCTGGCCGATCTCCATGTGATCGTTCGGCGCCGGTGTTGCGGTGGCCGCCAGCCGGTAGGGCGTCTCGCTAAACGCCTCGCACAGCATCCGCTTGGTGGGGCCGGTGAATGCCTTGAGGATGCTGGATTCATCCAACACGACACCACCGAACACAGATGGGTCCAGCTTTGGCAGCCGTTCGTAGTTGGCGATATTCACGCCAGGGCCAACGTCCGACTGCTCCCGCACAATGCGGGCCTCAATGCCGATTGCTGCGCACTCCCGCACCATCTGGCGAGCGACCGCCAGTGGGGTGAGGATCAGCGAGGGCCGACCACTGGCAGCGGCGAACTCAGCAGCAGCGGCGGCCTCCACGCGGGACTTGCCCAGTCCGGTGTCGAGGAACGCAGCCGATCGGCCTTTCTCGCAGGCGAACTGCAGGGTTGCTTGTTGATGGGGGAACAGATCCCATTGGCCTTGCGGCTGGAACCCGTAGGACTGGGCAGCAGTGCCCTTGGATGCGATGAATTCGCGGTAACGATGCAGGGTGTTGTCAGGCATCACTCCCCCTCCCCCACCAACCGCTCACACAGCGCCCACCACAGCGACGTGGCCAAGGTGGCGGTGCCGACAATGACCAGCACGGCGATGATCTCGACCATGCCGGCGAGGATGGCCAGGGTCACGACTGAACCTCCCTCACCTGCTGCCGCAGCGCCCGCAGCAGCACCGCCGTGGGCGATTCCCTGAGCATCCCCAGCTGGTGGTCAATCAGCATCAGCACCCGGCCGCGCATCAGCTCCTGGCCCTGGGATAGGGCAGCCTGCAGCGCCGGGGATTCGTGCAGCGCTTCAGTGGCACGGGCGACGGCGGCCTGTTCGGCGGCGAGAGCCTGTTGGTCGGTTTCGATTTGGGCCAGTAGGTCGTCGAGCTGCTGGCGGATGGTGTTGATTGACGGGGGCGGCGCGCAGGGCGCCTGATGGTGGCCCATTGGTGCATGGCGAGTGGTCTCCACCACCCTACCGCAACGGTTCCCCATTTGCACCCATCAGCAGCCAGATTCGTCATCCCATGGGCTGCCTGCCACCTGCCAGCGGCCTTTCATCGTGCGTTGGTGGCCGC